CCGGCTGATAACGATGGGCGTGGACCAGGGCAAGATCGGGTACGTCTCGGTCGTGGACTGGACATTTGACAGGCCCCCAAGCAACGACATCAGTGCGGCGGCCATCGGCAAGCTGCTGTGGTTCGGCAAGTTCTCCGGCGAGGACTGGAGCTACCTGGACGAGTTGATGCGGGAGTGGCAGGTCTTGGCCTGCGTGGTGGATGCCGACCCGTTCACCAACGACGCCCGCCGCTTCGCCCGCAAGTTTCGCGGCTACGTGTGGCTGACGCGATACCGGCGTGGCCAGACGGCCAAGGAAGTGGCGATCAGCGAGGAGGATACCGGGGCACCGTTCGCCACGGTGGACCGCACCAACTGGCTCAGTTGCACGCTGGGGCGATTCAAGAGCAACCCGCCGCTCATCCTACTGCCCCGTGATATTTCCTTCGAGTACCGGGAGCACGTCAAGAACCTGGTCCGCACCTACAAGAAGGACGACACGGGCAACCTGGCCGCCGAGTACGTGAACACGGGGGCCGACCATTTTGCCCACTCGTTGTGCTACGCCGACATCGGCCTGACGCTGGCCCCGATCACGGCCGGCGGCGCGGACGTTGGAAAGGTCACTTAGCGAGAGGTTCGTCATGGCCGAGAGTCAGACCATTAGCTTGGTTGACAGCCGGCACCCCGGCTACCTCTCCGGCATGACGGATTGGGAGAAGTGGCGGCGGACCTATGAACGCGGCGATGCCTTCCGGGACTCTTACTTGGAGCGGTTCTCGACCCGCGAAGATCAGGCGGACTTCACCACCCGCAAGGCCGTCACCCCCGTGCCAGCGTTTGCCAAGGCGGCCATCAATGACATCCGCAATGCCATTTATCAACGCCTTCGGGACGTGATGCGCAAGGGCGGCAGCGAGGTCTACCAGGCGGCCGTCAACGGCAACAGTCTCGGCGTAGACCATCGCGGCTCGACCATGAACGCCTTCCTGGGCGTGAAGGTCTTGACGGAACTGTTGGTCATGGGACGGGTGGGCGTATTCGTCGATCATCCGTTCGTGCCGATTGATGCCACCTTGGCCGCCGTTCGCCGCCCGGCACCGTACCTCTACAAGTACGACATCGAGGACATCCTCTCCTGGACCTGCTCGAAGCCTGAATCGCCGTCCGAGTTCCAGGCGCTATTGCTTCGTGACACGACGATGCAGTACGACCAGTCCACGTTGCTGCCGACGTTGACGGTCCAGCGGTATCGCTATCTGCGGATCGACCCGAACACGGGCAAGGTCCGCCTGCAATTCTACAACCTCAAGAAGGAACCGGTCGATCAGTTTGGTTTGCCGGGCGGCGAAATCGAGCTGGAGTTGGACCGCATTCCCTTCGTCATGCTGGACATCGGCGGCAGCCTGATAAAGGACGTGTGCCAGCAGCAGATCGCCCTGTTGAACCTCGGTTCCAGCGACGTGAACTACGCCCTGCGGTCGAACTTCCCCTTCTACATCGAGCAGAAGGACATGCGGGCGGTGGGTGCCCACTTGAAGCACGCCGCCACGGAAGACGGCACGGCAACCAGCGGCGGGCAGGGCGCGGCGGACACGAGCATCAAGGTCGGGGCGACGCACGGCCGCACCTACGACAAGGGGATGAACGCGCCGGCCTTCATCAATCCCTCGGCCGAGCCGCTCCGGGCCAGCCTGGAATTGCAGGATCGGCTCAAGCGGGACATCCGTGAGTTGGTGAACCTGGCGGTGTCGAGCCTGGCGGTGCGGGTTTCGGCCGAATCGAAGGCGATGGACAACCAGGGCCTTGAAGCCGGCCTGTCGTACATCGGGCTGCTCTTGGAAAGCGCCGAGCGGCAGGTCGCCGAGTTCTGGGCCGCCTATGAAGAGCGGAACGTCTCCAAACGCGAGGTGGTGACGATCAAGTACCCGGAGCGGTATAGCCTGAAATCCGACGCCGACCGCATCAAGGAAGCCCAGGACTTGCAGAAGCTCATGGGCGCGGTGCCCGGCCGCCGGGTGAAGCGGGAGTTGGCCAAAGGCATCGTCCAGTCGCTCTTGGGCGGCAAGATCAGCATGGACGATCTGAGCGCGATCAACCGCGAGATCGACACCGCCAATTACACCACGAGCGATCCGCAGACGATCGTCCAGGCCGTGGCCGGTGGTCTCTGTGGTGAGAAGACCGGCTCAGTGGCCTTGGGCTTCGACGACGACGAGTACCTCAAGGCCCGCGAAGACCACGCGGAGCGCGTCAAGCGGATCGCCGAGTCCCAGGGCATAGGCGACGATGGCGGCGACCCGGCGGCGCGGGGCATCCCGGACCTTTCGGCCAATCCCAACGCCGGCGCGGAGGAAAAGGCCGCCAGCCGCAACACCGATTTGCGAGACACCGCAGCGCGACGTGTGCGCGGCCGGGGCGCTGACACTCAAGGGAACCAGACCTGACGGACGGTAGCTATGGCTCTACGTTGGATCGAAGGGTTTGAGACGCTGGGCAGCGTTGGGACCAACATCACCGCGCTGTTGGTGAGGAAGTACGCAGCCCCGCTGGACCTTTCTGCCGCCGGTGCCGTCCTGGCTGCCGGGCGTTTCTTCGGCGCAGCCGGTTCCCTTCGCGTGACATCGCCTGTGCTGTGCTTCTCGACTCCGGCCTTCACGCCGACCGCAACGGTCATCGTGGGTTTCGCGCTGAAGGTTGACAACATCACCTATCCGTATGACATCCTGCGGTTCTACGACGGCGAGTCGGTGTATCACGTCGGACTCCAGATCGTCGGTTCGGGGATCATCCGGTTGAATCGCGCCGGTACGACGTTGCCTGGCGAAAGCCCGCAAAATACGCTCGCCGCCGGCCAGTGGTACTACGTTGAAGTCAAGGTGACCATCGGCGACTCGGATGGGACCTATGAAGTCCGCGTCAACGGAACGACGGTTGCCTCGGCGTCGGGGATTGACACACGTAACAGCGGGAGCGGATTGATTGACCGCGTGCAATTCCGTGGCTGGTACGGTAGTACCGCCTCGATCTACGTCACCTTCGACGACGTGTACGTGCTGGACACGACGGGGACCGACAACAACACGTTCCTTGGCAGCCAGATCGTCGAGGCCGTGTTCCCCAATTCCAACGCCCAGAGCAACTGGTCGCCGAGCACCGGAACGAACAATGCAGCGTGCGTGGACGAAAACCCGTCGAACGACGACACGGACTACGTGTATTCGACGACCGTGGGAGACAAGGACTTGTACGGAGTCACTGGCTGCACGCGCATCAACGCCAACATCAAGGGCGTGCAACTCAATGCGGACGCACGGGTGACCGATACGACGCCTCAAGGCTTGCGCCCGCTTGCTAAATCAGGTGCCTCTGAAACGGCCGGGGGCAGTCACACGGTGACGAGCACGGGATACAAGGTGTTCCCGGTCGTAGCTCAATACAATCCCGCAACTGGTGCTCTCTGGACGCCGGCCGAGATCGCGGCCATGCAGATAGGCATTGAGCACGTATGACCCTCCGCGCAACCCGTGCCGCGCTGGAAATCCTCGGTCATGGTGCGACGCAGCGGCTCAACACCACTCGCGCAGCCGCCGAGGTTTTGGGGCGTGGTGTAACGAATCGTACTCACATAACACGGATTCAGTGCGAGGTACTGGGTGAGTATGTCTGCCCAACAGCCGTAGTCACCGCCGTTCGTGGGGAGGTGTTAGGGCGTGGTTCCACCGACGGCATTCGCACGGCCCAAGTCCAGTGCGAAATTCTCGGTGAGCAGTTTGTCCCAACGATTCGGGTCACACTGCTCGATTCGGAGGTATTGGGCCACGGCGAGAACGACGGCCTTCAAGCGACCCAAATTCAGTGTGAAGTCCTTGGTGAGCCAACTGTTCCGGGGCTTCGGGTTACTGCGGTTGACTGCGAGATACTGGGTTCCTCTGAGGCTGCCGCCGTTCGAGCGACTCAGGTTCAGTGCGAGATTCTGGGCGAGCGGTGTGTCCCCACGCTCCGTTTGACGGCCCTTGGCTCAGAGGTATTGGGCCGGGGCAACACCGATCGCATCCACAACACTCAGGTGCAGTGCGAGGTACTTGGAGAGTTCGGGCGTCCAGAACTCCGAGTTACGACGCTCGTACTCGAACTCCTGGCGGACGCACCTTCCTACGGGCTGGGCATGATCTACTACGGCACGCTGGTCCAAGCTGACTCCTATTTTGCCTCGCGCCTCCACGAGAGCGCGTGGTCCGATGCCGATCCGGCCGATCGACCGAAGGCCCTTTGGGCAGCCACGCAGATCATCGACGCCTTGAACTACAAGGGCTGCAAGCACAGCGTTTATACGCTCTTGCAGGCGAACCCGTCCGCCGGGCAAGACGACATCCGGGCGGCCGAGGTTAGCCAGCCGCTTGAGTTTCCGCGCGGGGCCGACACGGAGGTTCCCGAGGCCGTCCGCATCGCTGCCTACGAGATTGCTCATGCCCTCCTGGACGGTAAAGACCCGGAGTTGGAGTTGGAGAACCTGGCCGTCAATGCGATGGGGTACGGGGCGGTCAAGACCAGTTACGAGCGGTCGCAACTGCCCATCGAACACATCATCAACCTGGTTCCGAGTTCCGTGGCGTGGCGATTGTTGAAGCCGTTCCTGCGTGACTCGGATGCCTTGAAGCTATTGCGACTGAGCTAGGCGTGTGCCCTGGCTCCCTTTCACCGGCCCACTGCCGGGTCAGACCCGCCGAAAAACCGAATAGGCGGACGCTCTGTGATTCCCTTTCGGGTGTAAGGAAGTGCTATGTCCATCTCTCTGTATCTGTCCCGTCCGTGGTCCGCGTGTTTCGAGGGTGAAGATGATGCCGCGAAGGTCGCCGCGGAAAAGGCCGCCGCGGAGGCTGCCGCTACCGCTGCCGCAGCCGCTGGCAAGGCGTTCACCCAGGAAGACGTGAATCGGATCGTGGCCGCTGACCGCCGCAAGCTGGAAGAGGCGCTCAAGAAGACCGAGAAACAGTACCAGGAGTTGCTGGCCAGCCAGAGCCTCACCGAGCAAGAGCGGAAGGCCCTGCAAGCCAACCTGGAGATGGTGCAAGGCCAACTGCGGTCGAAGGAAGAGCAGCTTCTTCTCGAAAAGAAGCAGTTGGAGGAGACCTACGCCGGCAAGTTGCAGGAGGTCGAAAAGAAGGCGTCGTTCTTCGAGACGCTGTACCGCGACTCCACCATCGACCGGGCGCTCCAAGACGCCGCTGTGAAGCACGAGGCGTGGAGTCCTTCGCAAGTCGTCACCCTGCTTCGCGGGCAGACAAAGATGCTGGAGGAAACGGACCCCAGGACCGGCAAGTTGACCGGCAGGTACAAGCCGGTGGTCGAGATGCAGGCCCTCAACACGACGACGGGCGAGATCGAGACCAAGACGTACACGCCCGAGGACGCCGTGAAGAAGATGAAGGACACGCCCGACATTTGGGGCAATCTCTTCCGCAGCGGCGTGGTCTCGGGCATCGGCGCGGGAACGGCTACCGGCGGCCTCATGCCGGGTCAAGGCGGCAAACTGGATGCGGCGGCGATTCGCAAGCTGACGCAAGAGCAGTTCCGCGAGATTCGGGCCAATCACCCTGAATGGCTCGGACTCGATCCTCTGCCCAAGAAGGGCCGCTAACCGTTCGGGGGTCGGCAAACCAAAGGTCTGCTCGAACCCGGCGCACGTCATCGTGATGAGGCGCGGCGGGCAGAAGTCACACGAGACACTTCGGAGAGTAACGATGAACCGTTTGTACCTCAGCCAGCCGTTTGTGGCTTGCTACGAAAACCAACTGGACGCCTTCATCCCAGAGTTGTGGGCGGACGAGGGCCTGCGCATGTTGGAGGCCAACCTGGTCATGGCCAACATGGTCCACCGGGACTATGAGGACCAGATCGCCAAGTTCGGCGATGTGGTCAACACCCGCCGCCCCGGCGAATTCAAGATTCGCCGGAAGAAGGACGGCACCACGCTGGTACAGCAGGATGCCGTGGCCACCAACGTGCAAGTGCCGTTGAACCAGTGGTTCTACAACTCGTTTGTCATCCGCGACGGCGAGGGGAGCAAGTCCTTCAAGGAGTTGAGCCAGATTTACCTCCAGCCGGCGATGAAGA